CCCGAGGATATCAAAGCTTCGATACGCAAGCAGTTTGGCACAATCCGGAATTTCGAATTGTCCAAGGGCTTGCCGCGCGGGTCGGTGCATGAAGTTCTTCGCCGCCGCCGCTGGGCGCGTATCGAGCGTGCTATCGAGTCGGTCATTTCGGCGTCTCCATCCGAAAAAACGGATAGCAGCCGAGAAACCGAAACGCACCGCCTAAGTGCGGAGGCCCGATAGACATGGCCTCGAAATCCCCCGACGTGATCGTTGATCAGGTGCTGGAGCTGGACCCGGCGACGATCGAAGTTTCGGACGAAGGCCGGATCGGCTTCTTCTTCCCCGAAAAGGCGGAAGCCTATGCGGTGCTGTTCGCCCGTGACGGGCAGCGCGATCCGATCAAGGTCCGGCGCAACGGAAATCGTGCAAAGTTCCCTTGGACGCTCGTCGCCGGTCGCCACCGTCATGCTGGCTGCACGATCGCCGGGATGAAGGTCCGCGCGATCGAAGCGAAGGGCGATGCCGAAGAGCTGCGCGCCATACAGGCGAGCGAAAACCTCGACCGGCGCGAGCTGGCACCGCTTGAACGGGCCATGTTCGTCGCCGCGGTTGCCGACGCTGCAAGAGCCCGACTTCGCAAGCTGCACGACGGTAAGTCGCAACAGCAAATTGCGGCGGAAATTGGAGCTTCTGAGCGAAAGGACAAATTGTCCCCACGCTCGGATGAGCGCTCGGATAAAGTGCAGTTCACCGCCAGCGAAAAGGCCGACGCCGAGGCGGAAGATGCAGGGAGCATTTTGACCTCTGCATACAAATGGAGCGAGGCGACCGCCGAAGCTTGCGGTCTGGGTGTCCGCGACCTCAAGCGCTCGCTGCGCATCTTCCGGATCATCGTCGAGCCGAACCGCGACCTGATGGACGCGTTCAAGGATAGCGCTGCGGCGTCGAACGCCAGCGCGCTGCTGGCGCTGTGCGGGCACGGCAACAATGCGGCGAATGTGCGCAAGGCGATCGAATGGCTGATCGCCAACCCTGCGGCGAAAACGGCGGATGAGGCGCTGGTTGCGCTCGACATGATGCCGAGCCGGGGCAGCGCCGCGGCGGCGCCCGCGACGGGCGACACGAAGTTTCTGAACGGCCTGCAATCGAACCTCCAGCGCCTGTCGCTGGGCGGGCAGCGCCGCGCGGCCGAGGTGATCGCGCAGTCGATCGCGCCGTCGGTGCTGGTCGCGGTGCGCGACGCGCTGAACGCGCGGATCGCCGGACTTGAAACGGACCAATCCAGCAAGGGAGAGACGAAATGACGAAGGCCGTCGATGCCAAGATGCTTCGCATCGCGATCAGCGCGGTGCGGCCGATCGAAGACGAGTTGCGCACCCAACTCCGCGCTCTGCATACGGGCCGGTACGATGCGGACGGTCGCCGCAATGCGACGAGCGCCGCACTCGACGGTCTGACCAAGTTGGGCTTTACAATCGTCGATAACGCGTCGGTGTTCGCGATCCGCCTTGGCGGGCTGCGGGCCGAAAGCACCACCGGCGTTCTGGGCGCGATGACCAACTGGCTGCGCGCGGCCGAGGCCAAGATCGGAGCCGCAGCGTGAGCGCCGCGGCGAAGAACTGGGCCGCGGGCGATCTTGCCGTCTGCCTGCGCCGGGAGGGCTGGTGGAACGTCCTGACGCACGAAGCGCGCAACGGGCCGGTCACCGACGATATCGTTCGCGTGCGGACCGTTTGGCCGCTGCGCGACGACGACGGCGAGTATTGCGGGATCGGGCTGGAGTTCGAGGAATATCCCGACGACATCTATGCGCCGCAGTATTTCCGCAAGGTCGAGCCCGACCATGCCGCTGCCGATGACGCGGAGATCGTCGCGTTGATCCAGCGCGCGAGCGCGAGGGCGTCGGTATGAGCGCCGTCGCCGCCCGCTCGCTCGTCCAGTGGATCACCGAAAACTGGTCCAATCAGGACATGAACCATTCGACGTTCCGCGTCGAAGCCTTTGAACGCGCTGCGGCCATCGTCCTCGACGATGACGACGCGTCGCCCTCCCTTCCCCTTGTTCCGACCATCCCCCCCGGTCGGAACGGCGCGGCGGCTATCGCCCCCTCTGCCGCCGCGCCACCCCCTTATGTGCTGGCTCTCGATATCGTCGCCAGTCCGGGCAAGCGCCCGGTCCTGATCGTCGTCGACAAGGGCACGTCGGACTATTCGATCTATGAGATCGACGGCTGCTGCGCGAGCGCGGATGCCATCACCGGCATCATTTCGGCGATCGAACGCGAGATCGAAGTCACGGGCGCTGTTCCCGACTGCATCGAGACGGACAATAGCATCACCTTCTCGTCGCCCGAGCTGCACGAGTGGCTGACGGCGAAGGGCATCGGGCGCGTTTTCAGGTCGCCTTCGGCAATCGTCGAAGCGCTCATCCGGCAGCACTCGCCGGAATGGGGGCGGTGATGGCGCACTTCGCGATCAACCTGTTCTTTGTTGTCGTCGGCGCGGTTGGCCTGCTGGTCATCGCGGGCACGTTGCTACGCGCGTGGCGGAGGGCCTGATGGGCAATCTTCGTCCCGCGCCCGCCGCACTGACGCCGCAGCGGATCGACAGCCTGTTCGCGGCGCTCGACGGGCGCGAGAGTGCCTATGTCATCGACACGCTGGAGCGTCTCGGCCTGCCCGAGGCCGAGATCGCGCGGCTGTTCGCGCTCGCCAAGCGGATCGACCGCAAACCGCTCGCGGTGGCGGGCGCGCTGATCAGCATCGCGCTGGAAACCGTGGAGGCGCACGGCTGATGCCGAAGGCGCGCGCCACCAACCAGTTGGCCTTTGCGTTCGAGGCCCCGCGCCCGGCGACGCATGCGGCGGCGCTGGCGGGGATGGACGCGGAAGTCGCGCGCACGGTCGGCGAGGTGCTGGCGACCGCGCAGGCAAACGGCAAGCCGCGCGAGATCGCCGCCGCCGAAATGTCGGTCCTGCTGAACGAGCCGATTACGTTCGACATGCTCAACGCATGGTCGGCGCCCGGCAAGGGCAAGCACAATATCAGCTTCACGCGCATGTGCGCGCTGGTCGCGGTCACGAACCGCTTTGACCTGCTCGACCGCGAGCTGCGCCGGATCGGCGCCGCCGTGATCGTCGGCAAGGAATTGATGACGGTGCGCGCGGGTCACCTGCGCGCGGTCATCCGCAAAAATCAGGAAGAATTGCGCGAGCTGGAAAGGCTCGCGCCGCAAATCGGAGAGGAGCGCGAGATATGACGACGGGGGGAAAGGTGTGGTTCACGGCCAGTGAACTCGCCGACACGGGGCTGGCAGGACTGCCGAAACGCAAGCGCGAGATCAACCGGCTGGCCGATATCCAGAACTGGAAGGTCGCCGCCGACGATCGCGGCGCCCGGCTGGCGCGCCGCCGCGCAGGCCGGGGCGGCGGGTTCGAGTATCATGTCTCGTTGCTGCCCGCCGCAGCGCGCGCCGATCTCGTCCGGCGCGGCCTCGTCGCCAGCGAAGGCGCGGCCGAGGCCGGGAACTGCAACGACGTGTCGAACCTGTGGCATTGGCTGGCCGAACAGCCGGAAGCGATCCGGGCGGAGGCGCAGCGGCGCGCGAGCATCCTCGCGTGCATCGAAATGTTCGAGAGTTCGGGGATGCCGCGTTCGTCGGCGGTAACCGCCGTCGCCGCGTCCGAGGGCGTCAGCGCCGGGACGCTGTGGAACTGGCTGCGGCTGGTCAACGGCGTGACAGGTGCCGACCGCCTGCCGCATCTTGCTCCACGGCGCCAGGGCGGCGGCGTCGAGGCCGAGGTGGACGCGGAAAGCTGGCAAGAGCTGCTGTCCGATTATCTGCGCCTGTCGGGGCCGAGCTGGTCGACCTGCTACGATCGTGTCGCCAAAAAGGCGAAGAAGCGCGGGATCACATTGCCGCATTCGCGGACGCTGTTGCGCAAGCTCCAGCGGGAAGTTCCCGAACAGGTTGTGACGCTGCGCCGAAAGGGCGAGGAAGCGTTGCGGGGCATGCTGCCCGCGCAAATTCGTTCGGTCGCCGACATGCAGGCGATGGAGCTGGTCAATATCGACGGGCACCGCTGCGACGTGTTCGTCCGCTGGCCCGATGGCCGGATCATCCGCCCGACGATGATCGCGATACAGGATGTCTATTCGCGCAAGTTCCTGTCGTGGCGCTTTGCCGAGAGCGAAGATATGGTGACGGCGCGGATGGTGTTCGCCGACCTGTTCGCGAAATGGGGCATCCCCAAGGGGCTGCTGACCGACAACGGGCGCGCGTTCGCATCGAAGTGGCTGACGGGCGGCGCCAAGACGCGCTTTCGCTTCAAAATTCGGGACGAAGACCCGACCGGGCTGCTGGTCGCGCTGGGCATCCAAATCCATTGGGCGAAGCCGTATCGCGGCCAGTCGAAGCCGATCGAACGCGGGTTTCGCGACCTGTGCGATGCCATCGCCAAGCATCCGGCGTTCGAGGGCGCCTATACCGGCAATCGCCCCGATGCGAAGCCCGAGAATTACGGCAGCAAGGCAGTCGATTTCGAGACGTTCCAGCAAGTCTGGAACGCGGGCATGGAGGCGCATAACGCCCGGCTTGGGCGGCGCAGCGAAATGGCGGGCGGGCGCAAGAGCTTCGATCAGGTGTTCGAGGAAAGCTATGGCCGCTCGGCGATCGGCAAGGCGACCGAAGAGCAGCTTCGCATGGCGTTGCTCGCCGCCGATCAGGTTCGCACCGACCGCAAGACGGGCGCGATCGCGCTGGCCGGCAACCGCTATTGGGCGCCCGAGCTGAGCGAGATCGCCGGGCAGCCGGTGACGGTGCGCTTCGATCCCGAGCAGCTTCACGCGCCGATCCATGTCTATGACCGGGCGGGCCGCTTTCTGGTCACCGCGCCGCTGTGGGAGGCGACCGGCTTCCTCGACATGGCGGCGGCGAAGCAGCGGCAGCGGCTGGAGCGCAACTGGCGCAAGTCGGCGAAGGCAGCCGCGGAAGCGCTCGACCTGCTCAGCGCGGACGAGCTGGTGGCGCGGATGCCCGATTACGACGCCGAGGAAGCGGCGCCGCAGCCCGGCGCGGCCCGGATGGTGCGCCACCGTGGCCAGACGGTCGCGCAGATGAAGCCCGTCTCACAGGCCGCTGAGAAGGTTCTGAGCGCCCCCGACACCGACGCCACCATCGACCGGTTCGCACGCGCGGCCGAGCGCCATCTACGCGCGATTTAAGAGGAGAGAGACAGTGAACAACCCCGACGATTTTCCGGTCGACGAAGCCGCCGAGATCGAATGGATCAAGGAACGCAAAGCCACCAGCGGCATGTCGTGGAAGTCCATCGGCGACGATTGCGGCGTCAAGTCAGGCACGCTGTCGAACTGGGCGAACGGGACTTATGCGGCGCCCGGCGACTGGATCGCGCGCAAGGTCTTCAAATACCGGCAGATGCTGGAAATTCGCGACGAACGCGAGACTGAGGAAACCAGCGCCGGTCTTTCGCGTGCGCCCGATTATGTCGACACGAAATCAGGCCGACGGCTGCGCGGGCTGATGAGCAAGGCGCAGATGAGCAGCGCCTTGACCTACGCCGCGACGGGTTCGGGCATCGGCAAAACCGAGGAAGCCAAGCATTACTGCCAGTGCGTCGCCAAGGCATACCATGTCACGCTGACGCCCGTCACGACGACGCCCACGGCGGTGATGGAAGACGTCATTCGCGCGCTGGGCGGCAAGTCCGGCACGAGCTGGGCGCGGCAGCTTTCGGCGCAGATCATGGACATGGTTCGTGACAAGAAGATGCTGCTGATCGTCGACGAGGCGAATTACGCGACCTTCGACACGCTGGAGCTGTTTCGCGCGTGGAACGAACTGGCAGGGCTCGGCATCTGCCTGCTCGGTAACGAAGAGCTGCACAAGACGATCCGTACCGGCGCCGGCCTTGGTCGCCAGCACAGCATCGCCCGCCTCAATCGCCGGATCAGCATGGGCCATTTGCAGGACATGTCGCTGCCCGAAGATATCGAGGCCTATCTCGATGCGTGGCAGATCGATGACCGCGAGCAACGCGCCCTGCTGATGCGGGTCGGACTGACACCCGGAACGGGCGGGCTCGGCGAGATCAAGGAAATCGTATCCAACGCCGCGCTGCTCGCTTTCGAGGACGGGCAAGAGCTGTCGCACGCCCACCTGCGCGAAGCGATGGCGGCGCGCGCCACCGCCTACCTTCGCAACAAAAACTGACCTTCAACCAGAGGAGCATATCCATGAACCACGTTACCAATATCGCAGCGGCGCATCCGGCGACGATCGACGTCGGCGGCAAGCCGTATCTGCGCGATGCCAAGGGCAATCTGGTCCCCGTCGAAACCGTGAAGGCGACCGACCTGCTGATGGACGAGACGGTGCGCAAGATCACGGGCTTTGCGCGCGAGCTGTCGGCGCAGATGGCGCGCTTCAAGGGGCACACGTTCGAGGACGTCAATTCGCTCCAGGCGCTGTTCCGGCAGGAATATGACGCGCCGCTGGGCGGGGCGAAGGGCAACATCACGCTGACGACGTTCGACGGGCTGCAACGGGTGCAGGTGCAGGTTGCCGACCTGATCGCGTTCGGCCCCGAGCTGCAAGCCGCGAAGGCGCTGATCGACGAATGCCTGGTCGACTGGTCGGCGGACAGCCACGCCGCGCTGCGGGCGCTGGTGAGCCGCGTTTTCAGCGTCGAGAAGGAAGGTCATATCAACCGCGCCGAGCTGTTCATGCTGATGCGGTTCGAGATCGACGACGAGCGCTGGGTGCGCGCGATGAAGGCGATCCGCGACAGCATCCGCGTGATCGGGTCGAAGGCCTATGTCCGCTTCTATGAGCGCGGCGCGGCCGACGAGCCGTGGCAGACGATCAGCATCGACTTGGCGAGGGTGTGATGGGTCAGACGGTGATCCACATGCCCGCGCGGCGCCAAGGCCGGACCTTTGCGCAGCAGGTGCGACAGGAGCAGCTTGCTCGTGTCGCACCGGCGCGGTGCGGGCTTGTCGGCCGCGTCGCGGTTCCGGTCTATGCGCTTGAACGCGCTAACCGGTGCCCGGACTGCCACGGCGAAGCCTTTTTCGTCGGGCGGGTCACGGCCGAATGCGCGGGCTGCGGCCTGCCGCTGGCGATCGTCGATTTGCGGCGGGTGTCGTGACGCGCCAGTGCGCCTGCCTGCGGCCGATATGCCGCCAGAACCGTTCGGGCCGTTGCGCGTCGTGCGCTCAGAAGGCGCGCAACACGCCCGAGCTGATCGCGCGGCGCGCGGCGACGTTGCGCCACCGCCTCGCCACCGAACCGGGGATGCTGGCGCGATATCGCGACCAGCTCGACCAAACGCGGCGTGGGCCGGGGAACGAATATCGGCTGCGGCGGCTTCGCGCGGCGAAACAGCCCGACTGGGTGCCGGTCGAATTTCGCGAGCTTTATGCCGAGCTGAGCAAGGCCGGGCTGGCGCCCGCCGAAATCCGTTCGGCAATCGACAATCAGTTCGAGGCGAACGCCCGCGCCTTTGCGCGCACCGGCGCGCTGCCTCTGTGTGGAGACGCACGATGACCGACAATCAAGTTCAGCTTCTCGATTTCATCCGCGTTCGCATCGAGACGAAGGGTGCCGCGCCGAACTATGACGAAATGGTCGAGCACACCGGGAGGGGCCGACAGGCCATCTTCGACGATATCGACGCGCTGGAACGCGACGGCCATCTGGTCAAGGTTCCGGGCCGGCCCCGCGGGCTGCGCCTGTCCTACCGGACGTTGGTCGATGTTCCGACCGACGCGTTGCGCGCCGAGCTGGCGCGGCGGGAGGCGGCGATATGAGCGCCGCAATCAAGATGATCCACGTCGCGCGAAAGGAGCTGAACCTTTCGGAAGAGCGCTATCGCGACCTGCTGTTCGGAGCGACCAAGGGCGCGGCGACTTCGCTGCGGGCGATGTCGGACGGCCAACTGCTAGACGTGCTTGGCGAGATGAAGCGGTTGGGCTTTCAGGCGCGGCCGAGGTCCGGGCGGCTGAAAGGCGCCTATGGCCGCAAGTTCAACGCGCTGTGGCTGTCGGCCTATGCGCTCGGCCTTGTCCGCAATCCGAGCGAGGACGCGCTGATCGCGTTCGTCGAGCGGCAGACGGGCATCGCGCATGCGAACTGGGTGCGCGATCAGCGCGACGCGGCCCGCGTCATAGAAGCGCTCAAGAAGTGGATGGCCGACAAGGCCGGGGTCGAATGGCCGAAGGCGCCGGATAGCGACGGGCGCGCCGCCAAGGTCGCGGTGATCGCGGCGCAGCATCGGCTGCTCGGCTTTGCCGATCCCTATGTCGACAGCCCGGCCAATTCGTCGGCGCAGCTCGACAAGATCATCGCCGGATTGGGCGCGCAGATCAGGGGGGCGAAGTGATGGCGAACGGTGACGATTTCATCGACGCGATGCGGGCCGCGCTGCGCGAGGTCGGCGAGCGCCGGATGATCGACACGATCTTCGGTCGCCCCAGCCTGATGGCCGAACTGGAGCGCAGCGCGCCGGTCTTCAATCCCAATCCGATCCGCAACGCGCCCGAAACGCTGTTCGGCATCAAGTTTGTTCCCGATCCGATGTTCCCGGTCGAGACGCATTGCGCGGCGTGCGGCGGGAACGGCGAAGGCGGCGATGAGGCGACCTATTGCCCGAAGTGTGACGGTACGGGCGGAGATCGGATCGAAGGCATGATGCGCAATGGCGCGCAAATGATCCTGATGCGCTCGGAGCTGCCCAAGAAGTTCGCTCCGCATTTCCCCAAGGATATCCCGCTGCCGCGCCGAGCGGCGACGCGCAGCCGCACTATCCCTTGGCCGGTGGAGCCGCGAGCATGACGCGCGCCAAACCGACCCGCGCCGAGCAGCTTCGCCGCCATCGCGAAATCTTCACCTATGCGCTCGCGCATGGCCTGACGCTGCTTGAAGCCGAGGCGGCGATGGCGCGCGACAGTGCGCGGGCGGCGCGCGAGCGGTTGGCGCTGGTGAAGCGCTGCGGCCGGTCGGCCGTCGCGGCGCCCGCGCCGATCGGCGCCGAGGCGCCGCATGGCCCTGCCCCCGAAAATGCACCTTGGATGATGAGAGATTGATGATGGTACAGGACACCGCTTGGCTCGACATCGCCAACTGCCCCTCCCAAACGACCGTGCTGGTCTGCAATGACTGTCTGCTCGGATGGCACGCGGTCGCCATCCAAGATGCGCTCGGCGAGTGGTATTACGAAGGGATCGGCCTGCGTCTGCGCCTGAAATACGAGCCGACGCACTATCAGGAATTGCCATCCATCTATCCTATCTCGCTGCGGCTTGGACGGGTGAGCGCACAATGACCGCGCCCCGCGTTTCCGATCATGCCTTGCTGCGCTTCCTCGAACGGTCGGGGGTGCAGGTCGAGCAGTTGCGCGCGACGGTCGAGGCCTCGCTGGATCGCGCCGGGCGCGTCGCAGCCGAGATCGCGGCGAGCGAATATCTGATCGTCGTCCATGACCTGACCTTCGTCGTTCGCGACGGGACGGTGACGACGATCCTGCCCGAAGGGTCGCCGGGCTTTCGCGCCCGCGCGCTGGTCGGCGCGCACCGCAAGGGGAACGGCCAGCAATGAGCCTGCCCGGCGTTCTTGCCGAGATCGCCGAAGTAGCCGGCGAGGAAGCCGCGCTGGCGCTCGCCAGTCGCGTCGGCGGAACGATGGTCTATTTCCCGCCCGTACCCGCCAACGATCACTGGATTTGCCGCCTGATCGGGCGCGAGGCGGGGCGCGCCGTCTGCGACCGGCTGACGGCCGGGGTCGGGCCGCGCCGCGTCGAAATGCCGCTGGGGCCGACCGGCGCCCAGGCGAAGAAGCGGGCGCAGGTCGACGAGCTGCTGCGCGCCGATATGTCCGAACGTGACATCGCGCTGCGCACTGGCTACACGATCAGCGCGATCCGCAAGCGCAAGCGCAAGCTTGGCATCGTCCGCGACGACGGACAGCTTTCCCTCTTCTGATCGTCCTCTTTGCGCTTGAGCCGGTCCGTGGACCGGGGCGCGATCCCTTCCCGAAATAGCCAAACCCATCCCGATGACGACGCGCGCGGGGCGCGTCTTTTCGATCATGGGGACGGGCGATGTTCTTTCCGTATCAGCGGCGCTTTCTTGGGCTCTTGGGCGGACTCTTCGGAGTGCCGCTCCTTGTGGCCAGCCCGGCCCCGATCGCCGCCGAACCCGCCTCCGCGCCAACGCTTGCCCTTCGTCCGCGCCGTAGTGTCCGCTCGGCCCCGTATCCGCATCCCGGCTATCGCAGCCGCGGGAAGCAGGCAAAGCCCCGCAAGCGTCCCAACCGCCGTCATATCAGCCGCCGCGTACGTCGCGCGCATCGCCGGAGCAAGGCGGCATGAGCATGTTTATCGACAGGCTGATCGACGAAGTGATCGATCGCGAAGGCCCCTATGTGAACCACCCTGCTGATCGCGGCGGGCCGACCTGCTGGGGCATCACCGAAGCCGTAGCGCGCGAAAACAACTATAGCGGCCCGATGAAGGCCCTGCCGCGCAGCGTCGCGGCGGCGATCTATCGGCGCCTCTACTGGACGCGGCCGGGCTTCGACAAGGTTGCCGAGCGGGCGCCGCTGGTCGCGGCCGAGATGTTCGACACCGGCATCAACATGGGGACCGGCGTCGCGGCCGGTTTCCTCCAGCGCGTCTTGAATGCACTGAACAGGCAGGGTCGCGACTATCCCGATCTCATCGTCGATAACGCCATCGGCGCGCGGTCGCTGGCGGCGCTGGATGCGTTCCTGAAGGTGCGCGGCCGGGCGGCCGAACCGGTGCTGGTCCGCGCGCTCGATGCGCTCCAGGGCGAGCGCTATCTCGCGCTGGCCGAACGGCGGCCGAGCCAAGAGGCCTTCGTTTATGGCTGGCTCGCCAACCGGCTGGGCAACGTCAAATGAGCCTCGTCGGGTCGCAGGCGATCGTCGCGGCGGTGCGCCGCTTTTGGTGGGCGGTGCCGATCGCGGGGCTGCTCGTCTGGGCGCTGATCCTGCGCGGCAATCTGGCCGAGACGCGCGCGGCGCTGAGCGCCGAGCGGTTCGCGCACCAGCGGAGCGCGCTCAACTGGCAGCTCGCGACCGCGACGGCGCTTGCGGCCGACCTTCAGCACCGGATCGCCCAGGAGCGGCGTCAGGCCGAGGAAAGCAGGAGAATAGAAGATGATTATGAGGCGCGCATTGCCGATGCTCGCGCTCGCGCTGCCGCTGTCGGCCTGCGCGGACAAGCCGCCGCAGCCGATCAGGGCAGTCGCGGAGGCGCGCCAGTGCCCGGCCTTTCCGATCCCGCCCGCGGCGCTGGTGAAGCGGCCGGTCAAGATCGACTTTCTGCCGCCGACGCCCTGATCGCCACCGAACAGGCGATACAGCTCGACGCGCTGATCGACTGGATCGAGGCGCAGGCGCGCGTCGCGGGCGAGCGCTGAGATGTACGGCGTTGCCGATGTCCCCGAGCTGTTCGCCCGCTTGCTGCTCGTCTTCGCGCTGCTGTTCGGCGGCGCGGCGATTTTCGACCTTCTGCGCCGGCTGAGCTGCCCGCGCGCTCGCAAAAAGGACAATGACCATGACTAGCGGCGTCAAGCCCTGGTGGAAGTCGAAAACGATATGGGCCGCGCTGATCGCGTTCGTGATGTCGGTCGCCCCCGAGCTGGGCATCATCAATCCCGATGATGCAGCGGGCATCGGCGGTGACTTGACGGACATCGTGGCCGGCCTGTTCGCCGGCTTCGCGATTTATGGGCGCATCCGGGCGCGGCAGCGCATCGGCACGCCTCCTCCGAGCGACTGGGAGGGCTGATGTACCTCGCGGGCGAACGCGCGATCGAACAGGCCGAGGCGATGGTCACGGCCGAGCGCGACAAGGCCATCGCCGACATTCGCGGCAAGCTGGCCGAGCCGGGCGCCGACGCGTGCGACGACTGCGGCGAGGATATTCCGAAAGAGCGGCGGGAAGCGATGCCATCGGCCCGCCGCTGCACGACTTGTGAAGAACGCCGCGAGCGCGCGGCCAAGCGGGGTTGGTAATGGATTTGGCACTTTTCACCCAGTGGGCCGGCGCGATCGGCCTTGCCCTGGGCATCATCAACATGGCGTGGAACATGGCGGGCCGCGCGGCCAAGCCGGTAACGGAAAAGTTCAAGGCGCAGGATGACCGCCTCGACAAGCACAGCGTCGATCTAAAGGATCACGATCGCCGTATCCAGACGCTGGAGGGGCTTGTCCCGCACCTGCCCACGTCCTCGCAGGTCAATGAGCTGCGCGTAACGGTCGAGCGAATCGATACGCACCTGCTCAACCTCGACAAGACGATCGAGCTGTTCACCCGGATGGTGACGCGGATCGACGACTATCTGCGCGAGAACAAGGCATGACGTACGACGAGGATATCGCGCGCGACGCGCGCTTCTTCATCCTGCGCGAGCTGACCGAACAGATCGACGGGCAGTCGAACAGCGTTCACTTGCGCCGCATGCTCGATGCGCAGGGCATCAAGCGCGCGCCTGACTGGATCGTTACCCAGATGAACAAGCTGGGCGAGCTGGGCGCGGTGAAGGTCACCATGGCCGGCGAGATCGCGATTGCGGCTATCCTGCCCGCGGGCCGTCACCATGTCGACGAGCGGACGGTGATCGCGGGCGTCAGCAAGCTTTCGGATATCGTCTGATATGTCGGCGGACGGCGATCAGGCGCGGCGCGAAGGCCGCGGGCGGCTGTCGTCGATCGACCTGCTGCCCGAAGAGGCCGAGCCCGATATCGTGTGGGCGCTGGAACAGCTTCGACTGCGCGAGAAGCCGAGCAAGATGATCCTTGCCGAGTTCAACGCCCGGCTGGCCGATCGCGGCATTGCCTCGATCAGCAAGTCGGCGTGGAACCGCTATTCGGTCCGCAAGGCTATCCAGTTCCGCAAGCTCGACGAAAGTCAGCGGATGGCGCGCGAGCTGGTTTCGACGCTGGGCACCGATCGCGCCGACGACGTGACGGTCATGGTCGCCGAAATGATCAAGCTCGCATCGTTCCAGTTGCTCGAAGAGGGCGAGCTGGGGTCGAAGGGCGTCATGGAGCTGTCGCGCGCGCTATCGGGCGCTGTGGCGGCGCAGCGCGGGTCCGAGGAATATCGGCGCCGGCTGGAGCAGCGCGTCGCCGCACAGCACAACGCCATGGCCGATCGCGTCGAGAAGGTCGCCCGCGAGGCGGGTCTTACCGCCGAACGCGCCGCCGAGCTGCGCCGCGACTATCTGGGCATCAAGCCGAAACCGGCGCAGCCTGCCGAGCGCGGGGACGATGAAGGGTGAGCGAACCCGAAATCCTTTCCGACGAACTGCCGACCGCCGATCAGCCGCCACCCCGGTCGCCGATCGACGATTTCATTCCCGGTGGCGTGCCGCCCGCCGATCTCGATCCGTTGGCCGACGGCATCTTGATGAAGCACCAGAAGGAATATCTGGAAGACCAATCCGACCTGAAACTGGTCCGGAAGGGGCGGCGGACCGGCTTTACCTTCGCCGAGGCACTCGACAGCACGATCATCGCCGCGACCGCGAAGAGCGAGGGCGGCGACAGCACCTACTATATCGGCGACACCAAGGAAAAAGGCCTTGAGTTCATCGCCACCTGCGCGGGCTTTGCCAAGCATGTCGCGAAGGAGCTGCTGACGGTCGGCGAGTTCATGTTCGACGACGTGCAGCCGGACGGCTCGACCAAGCAGATCGCGGCCTATCGCATCAAGTTCGCGTCGGGCTGCGTGATCGTCGCGCTGTCGAGCAACCCGGCGAATATTCGCGGTCTTCAGGGCCGCGTCGTGATCGACGAGGCGGCGTTTCACAAAAATGTCGCCGCGGTGATCGACGCATGTAACGCGCTGCTCATCTGGGGCGGCGTGATCCGGATCATCTCGACGCACAACGGCGCGCTGAACCCGTTCAACGAGCTGATCAAGGAAACCGAGGCCGGGCAGTACGACTATAGCATCCACACCGCGACGTTCGACGATGCGGTTGCCAACGGCCTGTACGAACGCGTTTGCCAGAAGCGCGGCTGGACGCCGAGCGTCGAGGACAAAGAGAAGTGGTATCGCAAGGTCCGCCGCTCCTACGGGACGCGGGTCGAGGCGATGCGCGAGGAGCTGGACGCGATCCCGCGCGAGGGCGACGGCGTGCTATTGCCGCTGGCGCAGATCGAGGCGTGCAGCACGGACGAATACAAGGTGCTGCGTTGGGAGCCGCCCTATCCGGGTTTCGTCGATATGCCCGAGTCGGCGCGGCGCGGCGAAATGCTGAGCTGGCTGGTCCGCGAAGTCTTCCCGATCATTGCGCGCTTCGGCAACCAGTCGCTCGAATGGTATCTGGGCGGCGACTTTGCCATGCGGCAGGATCGCAGCTCTTTCCCGTTCGGCTATGTCGGTCAGGATTTGCGGCGGCACGTCCCGTTTCTGATCGAGCTGCGCAACTGCCCCTATGACCAGCAAAAGCAGGTGCTCTTCTGGGTTGTCGAGCAGCTTGAATTGATCGGCCTGTTCGGCGGCGGTGTGCTCGACGCCAACGGCAACGGCATGGTGCTCGCCCAGGAGTGCCGCCAGAAGTTCGGCGCCGATCGGATTGTCGAGCTAATGCCGTCCGACGCATCGCTCCGCGAAAGCACGCCGCTGTTCCGGGCGGCATTCGAAGATCGCACGATCCTGATCCCCGCCGATATCAACACGCGCGACGATCTTCGCCAGCTCCAGATTATCGGCGGCGTCGCGCGCGTGCCCCGGCATGTCCGCACCGAAGGCACCGATGGCGGCAAGCGGCACGGCGATAACGCCATATCGCTGCTCAACTTTCATTCGGCGACGAAGCGCGGCGGTGGCCAGCGCTGGCGCCCGATGATCCCTAATGCGGCCTCAAGGCCGCGCAACCCTGACACAGATTGGATCCCGGCATGAACGCCTTCGGCCGCTTCGCCAAAGCCGCCCAGGCGGCGCTTCGCACTTTCCGCCATAGCGGTGTCGCGGGCTTTGTCGGCGGCTTGCTGCGCCGGACGCGGATCGACTACCGCAAGGAAGTCGGCGACCTGATGGACGCGTCGGTCGTCATGGCGCCGGTGCAGTGGGTGCAGCGCGCGCTGCCCGAGGCGGTGCTCAAGGTCAGCAGGAAGAACAGCAAGGGCGAGATCGAGGAAATCTCCGATCACGGCATGCTCGCGCTGATCCAGAACCCCAACCCCTTCTATGCCGATATCGTGCTGTGGTGGGGCGTGGTGCTGAGCCTGCTGCTCGACGGCAACGCCTATTGGATGATCGTCCGCAACGGCGTCGGCCGGCCTGCGCAGCTCTGGTATATTCCGCATTGGATGCTGGAACCGAAATGGCCCGAGGACGGCAGCGAGTTCATATCGCACTACCGCTATTCGCCGGGCGGCGGCGCCGCCGCAACCGACGTAGCGCCCGAAGACGTGATCCATTTCCGGTACGGGATCGACCCCCGCAACATGCGCAAGGGCCTGTCGCCGATCTACGGCGTGATCCGCGAAATCTTCATGGACATCGAAAGCAGCAACTTCGTTGCCGCGCTGCTGAAGAATATGGGCGTGCCCGGCATCGTCATCGCGCCGAAGGGCGGCGCGATGCCCAACCCCGCCGATGTCGAGGCGACCAAGACATATGTCGCGGCGCAGTTCGGGGGCGATGGCCGCGGGCGTCCGCTTGTCCTGGGCGCGCCGACCGAAGTCAGTCAGTTCGGGTTCAACCCGCAGCAGATGGAGATGAGCGGCGCGCGCGACGTGGCCGAGGAACGCGTCTGCGCGGGCATCGGCATCCCTGCCGCCGTCGTCGGGTTCGGCGCCGGGCTTCAGACGACGAAGGTCGGCGCGACCATGGGCGAGATGCGCAAGCTCGCCTGGGAGAATGGCGTCCTGCCGATCGGCAAGCTGATCGCCGACGAGCTGAAGCGTTCGCTGTTGCCGCTGTTCGGCAACCCGGCCGGGCTCGATGTCTTCTTCGACACGTCGGAAGTCCCGGCGATGCAGGAGGACGAGGACAAGCGCACCGATCGCTGGAACAAGATGCTCCAGACCGGCGGCATCACCGTTTACACGTGGCGGATCGGGCTTGGCCTCGATGCCGACGACAGCCACAAATATTATCTGCGCGGCATCAACATGATCGAAGTGCCCGAAGGCGGCGCCCGTCCCGATCGCAGCGACCCGGCCACGGATCGCGGGGCGAAAAGCGCCGACAGCCACGCGGCGCACGATCATGCGCCGGGCGATCACGCGCCCCGCGCAACGCCGGATCGATACAAGCGCGCCGCCGCCTATGCGACGATGCTTCAGAACCAAGAAAGCGGGCTGGCAGACGGGTTTGAGACGCGTCTTATCGGCTTCTTCGGCGAGCTCGCGGATGGTGCCAGGACAGCGGCGCGTCCGCTTCTCGAGGAGCAACTGGGCAAGTCGCGCGGCGTGAAGTCCGATGACCTGCTCGTCGATATGATCCTCGACGAGCTGGGCATTCCGAAATGGGCGAGCCAGCTCCGCCGTCTGTACGAGGCGCATTATGCGGAGGTCGGCGACGCGTCGGGCGAAGCGGCCGAGGCAGCCGGGCTCGGCAAGTCGATGCCCGACCGGGTGGCGCAGTCGATCATCGCGGCGGGCGGCCGGCGCGCGGGCATCGTCGATCTGCAAGGCCAGACCAGGGCGGCGATGTTCGACGCGATCGCCGAGGGCCGCGCGGCCGGCGAAGGCGCCGAGGCGATTGCCGGGCGCATCTATCCGCTCGTCGCGGCCGGGGCGTCGAGCGATCCCGAGATACGGGCGCGGCGCATCGCGCGGACCGAGACGAAGTACGCGCAGAATATTTCGACGATCGAGCGCGGCAAGGCAGCGGGCGTGACGCGCTTTGTCGTGTTCGACGGGCGCCTTGGGCCGGGCCGGTCGAAGCTCGACCATATAGCCCGCGACGGGTCGATCGTCGGCGCCGCGCGCGCCGTCCAGATGGCCGAGGAAGAGCACCCCAACGGCACCCTGAGTTTTGGACCCCATTTCGACGAAGAGGACGAATGATGCAGACGAAGAGCATGGCCATCCAGGCGATGGACGAAACGGGCAAGGGCCTTGCGGTGCTGGCCACCCTGTCGGCGGTCGACAAGGGCGGCGATACCTATGCGCCGGGCGCCTTTAGCTGGAAGGAAGGCGGCGACCAGTGGGCGATGATGGTCCCCGGTCATAACCGGCGCGCGACGCCGTTCGGCAAGGCGCGCGTGTACGAGGAAGGCGACAAGGCCTATGCCGAGCTGCACCTCAACCTCAAGACCGCCGCGGGGCGCGACTGGCACGAGCATCTGCTGTTCGATTTCGCGACCGGTAGGCCGGTGCAGGAATGGTCCTATGGCTACAGCAGCGAATATACCTACCGGGTCACGGCGCAGGGCCGGACCCGCGTGCTGACCAAAGTCGATGTTGACGAAGTGTCGCCGGTGCTGCGCGGCGAAGGCGACGATACCCGCACGCTGGCGATCAAGGGCGCCAAGCTGCGCGACGAACATCACGGCCGGCTGCTCGCCGACCTGGGCGAGCTGGCCGGCGCGATCGATGCCGACCCCTCCATCGTGTCGGCATCGGGTGTGAAGCAGCTCCGCGAAATCCACGACGCGATCGGCCGCGTTCTCGCGGGCGGCGATGACGAGGCGACCGACGAAGTGAAGGCGCAGCTCGCGCAGGACACGGCGCTGGCGCACATGCTCCAGTTCGAGGGCACGAAGCGGCGTTTCGGCTTGCGGTAAAATTGCCGCAGAAAGCGCGTGGTGACCGCCCGGGGTGCGCCTGCCCCCGCGCCCGCGCCTTCTTAAAGCCCTGTGGGCCTTCTTAGCGCTTCTTAGAGGCATATAGACCGGCCTGTCCCCCCTTCGGTTTCGACGGTGGCGGCAGGCCGGTTGTCTTTTGGTCCGGTCTTCGTCTAGACCGGGGCATCCCGATACATCGCTGGCGATCCCTTGCCCCGGTCCGTGGACCGGGGCGAACGCGTACGGGTGCTGCTGCCACATGGGCCGGATTTCAATCCACCCATAGGGAGCAGCAGGTAATGGCGATCAAGGAATTGACCCTGAAGGACGCGCGCGAAAAGGCGCAGAAGCTTCAGGATGATCTCGGCAAGGTTTTTGGCGAGGCCAAGACCGACGACGGGCAGCATGACTTTCGCAAGGTGACCTTCTTCGGCGATGCCGTGAAGGGTTCGATCGCGGTGGCCGAGAAGGTCAAGCAGCTCGACGACGAGCTGAACGAGACGATGGTCCATGTCGAAAAGCTCGAAGGCGCCGAAAAGGCGGCGGCGAGTTTCCAGAACCGCTTGCAGCCGCAGCGCGGCTTTGCGCTGCCGGGCGCCAAAGGTGAAAAGGAGGCCAAGGGCTCGCGCCTTATCGGTTCGCTCGGCGAGCTGGTCACCGGTCACAAGGCGTTCGAGGCGTGGCAGCAGAATGCCCGCAGCGGCGGCGTCACGATCCAGCTCGACGATATCGGCGCGTTCGATTTTCTCGCCGCCGCGAACGGCTATGAGACGATCGGCGCCAAGGCGCTGATGTCGACGACGGCCGGCTTCGCACCCGAGAGCCCGCGCCTGCCCGGCTATGTCGATGCCGTCACGCGGCCGATCGAGCTGCTGGACATCCTGCCGACGTCGCAGACGGGCAGCGAGGCGATCAAGTATATGCTCGAAACGACCCGCAACCATGGCGCCGCCGAAGCGGCCGAGGGCGGCGCCTATGGCGAAAGCGAGTTCGTCTTCACCGAGAAGTCGAGCCCGGTGCAGAAGATCACCGACAGCGTACCAGTGACCGACGAGCAGCTTGCCGACGTGCCGTTTATGAACAGCTACCTCAACGGTCGCCTGTCGTTCGGTTGCCGCCAGCGGCTCGACCGGCAGGCGATGATCGGCGACGGCAACGATCCGAACCTGCGCGGGCTGAAGAACACGGTCGGCATCCAGGTGCAGGCCAAGGGCGGCGATCCGGTGCCCGATGTCTTCTTCAAGATGATGACGAAAATCCGCGTCACGGGCGGCGCGATCCCGACGCACCACATCATCCACCCGACCGACTGGCAGGGCATCCGCCTGCTGCGGACGAACGACGGCATCTATATCTTCGGCGCGCCGAGCGAGAGCGGTCCCGACCGCCTCTGGGGCCTGCCGGTGGTGCAGAACTCGGCGGACGTGGCGGGCACCGGCTATACCGGTTCGTTCCAGCCGGCGTGGGTCAGCCTGTCGGAGCGCGCGGGCGTCGTGATCGAGATCGGTTACGTCGGCACGCAGTTCACCGAAGGCAAGCGCACGGTGCGGGCGCAGCTCCGCGCGGCGCTGACCTTCTTCCGCCCCGCGGCCTTCTGTCAGGGCACCGGCCTCTAATCGGACGCCTGCCGGGCGGGCCAGACTGGTCCCTGGACTTCCCGGTAACGGCCCCGGTCGGGCGCGCCCTCTCTCTCCCGGCGCGCCCGGCCGGACACCCTTCCAAGGAGAATTTTGATGAAGATGCCTGGTTCGCAGCCGCGCGTGCGTTCGTGCCCTTTGGGCGCGCCCGCGCTCGGCGCCGACAATGCCATCCTTGCCGACACGGCGCTGCACGTCACCGACGATACCGAGGTGACCGTCTTCGCCGGTCAGCCGGCCGTGCCGCGCAACATCACGGTCAAGGGCAACGACGCCAATGTGACCGGCGATGTTATCGTCGAGGGCCTCAACGCCTTCAACGTGCCGATCGCGGAAACGATCGCGCTCGCGGGCGCGGCCGTCGTCGCGGGCAATCTGGCGTTCCGGCAGGTCACGAAGGTGACCCTGCCCGACTATGCGGTGGCCAATACCGAGCGCGTCCGCGTCGGCACCGGCGCCAAGCTGGGCCTGCCGGTCATGCTGTCGCGCGACACGATCCTTGCCGCCTTCCGCGGCGGCGCCCGCGAGGCGAACCGCCCGACCGTCGTCGTCGATGTCGACGAGGTCGAGAAGAATACCGTCACGCTCAGCTCGGCGCTGAACGGCACGGCGGTGATCGTCGACCTTTACGAAACCAACTGAGCCCTTCGACCCGCTCAGGATATTCGGGAGAATTAATATGAACATGATTGCCAAGGAACGGCTGTTGCTGACGGCCGACAAGTCCCGCCTCGTCGCCGATGGCGACCCCGAGGGCGCGACCCTCTATTGCACGCCGGGTACCGAAATTCCCGATAGCGCGGCGAAGCTGTTCGGGCTGGTCGATGGCCGGCTGGGTGAAGGCACGGTGCTTGTTGTCGAAGCCGACGAAGGCGGGCTGATCCGCGTCCGCATTTTCGACACGATCGCAGACGAGGCGATCGACGTTGCCAATATGCGGTTTACGCATGAGTTCCGCCTGATCGGCGAGAACGAGATCGACGAAGGCGGGCTGCTCGAAATCCTGAAGGAAGTCCGGCTGGACGTGCAAGCCGCGCTGATCTCGCCCGAGAAGGAAACCCTCTGGGTATCGTTCCCCGGGCGCGACAAGGCGATCGAAGCGCTTCAGGAGCATATCGACGACGATATCGCTGCCGGGCGCCCGCATCTGCCGGTCGGCGATGCAACGGCTGAGAAGGTCGAGAAGCTGAAGGCGATGGTGCTCGGCGGCTCTGCTCCTTCCGGCAGCGATCCGGGCAACGATCCGGCGACCGGCGCGAAGGAAGCGCTGCCGGGCGGCGACAAGGAAAAGGCGCCGGGACAGGACAAGGAAAAGAAGCCCGACGGCGATAAGGGCGCGGGCAGCGGCACCAAGGGTGCGGCGCCCGATGACCTGACGCTGGTCAAAGGCGTCGGCCCGAAAGTCGCCGAGGGCTTCGCCAAGGCGGACATCACGACCTTCGTCCAGATCGCGGCGATCGATCCCGCCAGTCCGCCTGCCGTCGAGGGCACGCGGGCCACCACCAATTGGGCGGGCATCGTCGAATCGGCGAAGGAAATCGTCGCGGCGGCTGCTGCGGCCGAGGGTTCGGGTGACGACGCCGCATCGGGGGATGGCGGCGGCGTTACCGGCGACGCGGGTCAGAAGGCGGACTGATCCCATGTCGCTGCTCGATCGGGTCAAGGAACGTAGCGGGTCGGACCTGTCCGACGACGAGCTGGAGGCGATCATCCTTGCGATCGCCGCCGAGCTTGACGCGCGCCTTGGCCCGGTCGGGCCGGTGACCGTCCATCTGGGCGATCCCGCCGATCCCAATAGCCGCTTCTATCATTCGCTCCGCGTCACGCCGCCGATCGGGGCGGGCGACGTGACGATCGTCGAGCTTGATCCGGGCAACAGCGGCGATCCCGGCGCCGAAACCATTTTGCTTCAGGGCGACTATCGCGTCCTGCACGACGGGCGCACGATCCAGCGCCTGACCAGCGGGCCGAACGGGCGCACCTATTGGGCGCCGCTGGTCCGCATCACCTATACGCCCGCGGGCGCATCGCAGCCGGCGCGCGACGAAGCGCTGATCAAGATCGCGATGATCGACCTGTCCTATCGCGGCGGCCTGAAGAGCGAGCGCGCGGGCGATTACAGCTTTACGCTGAGCGGCGATCCAGTCGCCGATCGCGAGGCGGTGTTTGCCGGGCTGGTCCCGGCGAGCGGGTTTCTGCTGGCATGATGGCGAAGCTCGCAGCGGCCGCGCCCGCCATCCTCTTCTCGATCGGCAGCGCCCTGTTCCTGATCGGCAATCTGATCCTCGTCGCGAGGGCGCTGCGATGATCGCGGCCGAACGCGACCTGCTTGGCGTCCCGGCGATCCGGCGTTCGGCGGATTTCGTCCATGGTGACCGCATCCGCCTGTCCCGCGACTGGGGGCCGGGGCCGCGCGCGTTCGTGCTGGGTCACAATCCGGCGCGCGCCGACGCCGATACCGACGATATGACGGCGCTGTGGCTGATCGCATGGTTCCAGCTCTTCGGCTTTGGCGGGTTCGACCTGGGCAATCTCTATCCGTTCGTGACGGCCGACCCCGCCGAGTGCCGACGCCGCGCGAACTGGGCCGCGACGAACGACTGGCACGCCCGCGACCAGATGCTGTTCGTGAACCTGCCCGCCGTCGTCGAGATGGCGCAAAAGGCCGATCAGATTTTCGTCTGCTTCGGCGCGATCGCGCAGGATTGGGATTGGGTCGAACATGTCGTCGAGCAAATCCAATCCGAGGTCGATCCCTGCCCCGATCTTTGGTGCTGGGGTAAAGCGAAGGCGGGTGCGCCGAAGCATCCGATGGCGCGCGGCCTGCACCGCATCCCGCGCGATCAGAAGCCGATCCTTTGGAGGGCCGCATGATCGGCCGCCGCCTTACCATGGTCGCGCATGTCCTGCGCAATGTCGCGACCGGCAAGGATGCTTTCGGCCATCCGGCCAAGCCGGACTATCAGCCGCATGGCGCGCTGCGCTGTTTCTCCTGGGCGCCGAAGGTCGGCGTCGATGCGATCGTCGAGGGGCAGAAGGTCGCGGTCAAACAGGATGTGCGGATGATGTTCGCGCTGTCGGGCGACCTGTTGCCCGGCGACCGGATCGCGCAGGTCACGAACCGCGACGGGAGCGAGATCCATTTTCGGGGGCCGCTGCGCATCGAGGGCGAAATCGACTTCAAGCATACGCACCGCGAAGTTGCGCTGGTGAGGGTCGCCTGATGCCGTCGAAGAGCCTGACATGGAACGGCGATGCCGTCAGCAAGCGGTGGAAGGACGCGCAGATCGCGGGGGTCAACGCGACGATGGGCGCGGCGGTCAATCACGCCAAGCGCAACCATCCGTGGCAGAACCGCACGGCGGTGCTGGAAGGCGCGATCAACATCACCGATCCGGCGAAGCCGATCGCGACGGGGGTCGAGGGCGTGTGGGGCGTCAACGACCAGGTGCAGGCGCGCATCCTTGAAGTCGGCGGGGTGATCACGGCGAAGAACGCCGCGGCGCTGGCGATCCCGTTGCCGGGCGGCGGCGTCGTCTTCCGCAAGTCGGTGGTCATCCCCGCCTATCCCTATCTGCGGCCCGCGGGCGATGCGACCTATCCGGCGCTCGCGCAGCGCATCCGCAGGGCGCACGATAAGGCGGGAGGCGGCGATGATTGAGGCCGATCCCATCGCCGCGTTGCGCACCTGGCTGCTTGCCGACGCGCCGATCGCCGAGCTGGTCGGCGAGGATGTGTTCGGCGGGTCGCTGGACGGCGACATATTGGATCGCGGGCCGAAGGCGGCGCTTGTCGTCACGCCGTCGGGCGGGCCGTCGCTGACCGGGCGCAGCAATGCCGAGTTCGACACGGCGCGCATCGACCTGATCGCCTATGGCGCGACGCCGGCCGAGGCCGATGCGCTGATGCGCACGGCGGCGCCGCGGCTGTGGACGATCGACCGCATCGTCATCGGCGACACGCTGATCCACTGGGTCAACCGGGCGGGCGGCGCCGGGATGGCGCGCAAGAGCGATACCCAGTGGCCGCAGGCCTTTCGGTCTTTCCAAATTCTCTATTCGCTGAGGCCGGTCGCCTGACCGCTCTCTTCGCCGTTTGCAAAGGAGTTGAAACATGGAACCTTATGAAATTATCAGCGGTCCGCTGGAGCTGTGGCGCGCACCGGTCGGAACGGCCTTCCCGCTGATCGATGCCGCGCCGGGCGTTGGCTGGATACTGGTCGGCAAGTCGGGCAAGAAAAATTACTCGGACGATGGTGTCAGCGTCCAGCACAACCAGACGAACAATAAGGTTCGGCCGGCCGGCTCGATCGGTGCGCGCAAGGCGCTGCGGCAGGACGAAGATCAGCGCATCACCGTGACGCTGTGGGACGCGACGCTGGAGCAATATTCGCTGGCGCTGAGCGGCAATGATCCGACGACGGTTGCGGCCGGGGTCGGGACGGCCGGGTATAAGTCGATCGGGCTGTCGCGCGGCGAAACCGTCAAGGAGTTCGCGGTCCTCGCGCGCGGCAAGTCGGCTTACGACGAGAATATGAACGCGCAGTATGAAGTCCCGCGCTGCTATCAGGACGCCAGCCCGACCGTGCTGCATAACAAGGGCGTCCCGGCCGGGCTGGAGCTGGCGTTCGAGGCGCTGGAGGACGACGAGGCCGAAAGCGACGACGAACGGTTCGGCCGGCTGATCATGCAGACGGCGGCGCCGCTGCCGGGCGGCGGCTAAGTCCCCGATCGTGCGTAGCGACGACGCCGCGCTGGTCGGCCGCGCCCGCGCGGTTCAGGCCGAGCTGCGGCAGCACAAGAGCGCGATCCGGGAGCATCGGTCCGCTGCCCAGGCGGCGGCGGCCGAGCTGGACAAGATCAGGGCGGAATGCGCGCGGCGCGGCATCGCCCTGACGCTGGTCCCCGGCGCCGCCCCGGTCCCCGGACCGGGGCGAGCGGGTCCGGCAGGCCGGGCATAGCCCGGCCACACCCCTTTCCAACCAGGCGCAGGAGATTTCCATGGCCGACGAGCCCTTGCTCGACCTGAATACGCTGATCAAGCGATCGACGATCGATCTCGACGGGACGCGCTATGAGCTGTTCAGCCCCGATGAACTGTCGGTGCTTGCCTCGCACCGGTTCAGCGTGTGGGCGCGGCGGATCGAGGTGCTGAACAAGCGCGACGACGAAGACGATGCCGTCGAGCTGGACGCGCTGATCGGCAAGGCGGCGCGCGCCGCGCTGGTCGATATGCCCGACGAGGTGTTCGACACCCTCACCGGCGCGCACCGGGCGGCGGTCACCGACGTTTTTATCGGGCTCCTGCTGCGCAAGCAGCTCGCGGTGGTGGGAGCGACGGTGCGGGCGGCGGGCGTCCAGCCGACTGGGGCGACATCCTCCCCCGGCTCCAGCGATATTATGGCGGCGACCCGCGATGGTGGCTGGCTGAAGCGCCTGCGGCGCTGGTTCGGGCGTATCTGAAAATGATGCCGCGGCTGAAGGCCGAAGAGCAGCTCGGCGCGATCGAGGCGACGGCGCTGGCGATGGGCCATTATGACAAGGGCACGATGCGGCAGAAGATGCGGGCATTGCGCGATGCCGTGTCGGGCGACGGCCGACGCGCCCCTGGCGTCAAAGCGAGCCCGGCGCAGCTCGGCGCGGTCGGCATCGGTGTAAGAATGCTTCCGGCGCCTTCTGAGAAGGTCGTCAGCGATGTCTGAGGCGCTGGGTGAAGCCCTTCTTTACCTGCGCACCGACGATCGCGGGTTAGAGGCGGGGATCAAGAAGAACCATGCGGCGAGCGATGCCTTGGGCATGTCGTTCGACGACACGTCGGGCAAAGCGACGAAGATGGGCGGCGCGCTGCGCGATGCCGGCAAGGAAGCCGGGGCAGCGGGGGGCAAGACGGGCGAATATTCGCGCGAGATCGCCAAGCTGAAGGCGATGCTCGATCCCGCGTGGGGATCGATGCAGAAGTTCCGGCAGGAAGCGATCGTCGCGCGCCAGGCGCTCGACGCGGGCGCGATCTCGCATCGCCAATATGTCGAGGCGATGAAGCTGAGCGCGGCGCAGGCGGGCATCCTGACGAACGTCCAGGCGAAGGCCACCCAGATCACCGGCGCGCAGCGCGCGGGCATCACTCAGCTCAACCAGAATGTCGGCGACATGGCCACGATGTGGGCCTTGGGCGCACAGCCGATGCAAATCTTCACGTCGCAGATCGGGCAGGTGGCGCAGGCGATGCAGCTCGCGTCGGGCGGCACCAGCCGGTACGCGGCCATTCTCGGTAGTCCGTGGATATTGGCGGCATCGACGGCGGCCGTCGTGCTCGTTCCGCTGATCGCGAACCTTTTTGAAACCGAAGAAGCGACGGATAAGGCGGGTAAAGCCAACGAAACTTGGGCCGACAAGCTGGACCGCAGCAAGCATAGCATCGACGAAGTACGCGCGGCGCTTCGGGATTATAATGCTGAGCAGAAGAAGGCGACCGAAACGACCCTCGACGCCGCTGCCGCCGTCGCAGCTCAGGCCGAGGCGGAACTAAGGGCAGCGCTGGCACTCCGACAAAAATTGGCGGCCCAGCTCGCAGCTGCTGAAGCCAACGCGTCCGCCAATGCCGGTCAAGGCACGGGCGGCGCGGCAGGCGCCTACACCAGCGGGCAGCTTGTGGGTATCGCGGGGCAAGTGAATGCGAATGAGGCGGCGATCGCGCGACTGACCCAAGATGCGCAAGACGCCGCGGCCAACGTCGCCGACGAGCTGGCGAAGCTCGACACCGATGTGACGGCGAATATCAAGTTCCAGTATGAGCAGCGGCGCAAACTTGCGCGCGAAACGATCAAGGATTTCGAAAAGCTTCAAAAGCGGCTTACCGAGCTGCGCAAGGCGGAGGCGGCGGACCTTGCGGAAGCCAGCGCCCAAAAGCGCGCCGATCGCAACAGCCAGTCGACCGTCGGCGATGCGACCCGGTTCATTTCGCCGGTGTCGGGCGGCACGATCCGGGGCCGCTTCGGCGAGAACCGAGGCAACCGCAATCATGCCGGCATCGATATCGCCGTGCCGGTCGGAACGCCGGTCAAGGCGCCCGCCGATGGCGTGGTGATCGAGGCGGGCACGCTGCCCGGCTATGGCAATGTCGTCTATATCGACCATGGCCGGGGCACGATCAGCCGCTTGGCACATCTCAGCAAGATCGGGGTGAGCAAGGGCGATGTCGTCAGCCAGGGCAATGTCGTCGGCCTGTCGGGTGGCGCGCGCGGCGCGCCGGGTGCGGGAAACAGCCGCGGGCCGCATGTCCACCAGGAAGTGCGGGTCAACGGGCGTCCGGTCGATCCGCGCGGCGGACCGTTCCAGACCGATCCGTCGAGCGCCCAGGACAAGGCGGAGAAGCTCGCCGAACAGGCGGCGCGCGCGGCCGAGCAGGAAGCGCGGCGCGTCGAACGATATACGCGCGACCTTGCCGGGCTTCAGGACGAAGCGCTCGACCTTCAGGCGCAGCTCGCCGAGACGGCCGAAGATCGTCACCAGCTCGAAAAGCAGGGCCTCGATATCGCGATTGCCGAGCAGCGGCGGCGGATTACCGACAACGCCGATTACACGGCGGCCGAAAAAGAGACGCTGCTGGCGGCGCTGGAAAAGAAGGCCAGTCTCGAGAAGGAACTGCTCGACCGGCGCCGCTCCGAAGAGCTGGCGCGTCAGCAGCTCGACATCGCGCAGGCGCTGGGCTCGAACCAGCATGATTTACTCCAGATGGGGTTGCGGCTGGCCGATACGCGGGAGGAGCGGCGCGACATAGAATTGCGCCTGCTGGACCTGACCTATCAGCAGGAACGCGCCGAGCTGGAAGCGGTGCTGGCGAGCAAAGCCTCGACCGACGCCCAGAAAGGAATTGCGCGCGCGCGGCTGGCGATCCTCGACCGGCTGAAGGCGGGCGACCGGCAAGCGCTTGAGCGCGAATATGAAAGCCCGCTCGAACGCTACAAGCGCGAGCTTGAGGGCGTCGGCCGCAACATGAACGACGAGATGGAGAAGGTCGCGGTCAATGGCCTCGACCGCCTCGCCGATGGCCTGACGGACGTCATCATGCGCGCGAAGTCGCTGGGCGATATGTTCAAGCAGGTCGCGAAGCAGATCATCGCCGACCTGATCCGCATCTTTATCCAGCAGCAGCTTATCCTGCCCCTGCTCAACATGATGGGCGTCGGGGGCGGCGGCGGAGGTATTTTCGGGACGCTTTTCGGCGGCGGCGGGGCCGGTGGCAAGGTCATCAACGCCGGAAGCGTCCTGAAAAAGGCGGGCAAGTTCGCCGGGCTGTTCGCCGATGGCGGGCTGATCCCGAACGGCAGTTTCGGCATCGTCGGCGAAGCCGGGCCCGAACCGATATTCGCAACGGGCGGCGGCGTCGGCGTGCTGCCCAATTCGGCATTGCGGGCGATGGGGCAAGGCAACCCCGGCGACACCTATTTCGACCTGCGCGGCGCGGTGATGACCGAAGATTTGCTGCGGCAGATGAACGCCATGTCGCAGGCGCACGCGCGCGGCGCCGTCTCCGAATATGACCGCGGCGTCGGCGGGCGCGTCCAAGACAATCTCGCGAGGCGCGGCTGATGTTCGAGCCCGAAATCTTCGACTGGCCGGCGAACCTGATCCCGACCGATATCACGATCCACGCGCCGCATGACACGGCGGGTCTGACGACGAGCGTCAACGGCGCGGTGCAGGCAAAGCCGGTGATCCGCCCACCTTTTAAGGTGACGCTGGAGTTCGAGACGCTGTTCGGTGCCGAGGTGCTGGCGTGGCGGGCGATCATCGGATCGCTGGAAGGCCGGTCCAACCGCCTGCGCATCCCCCTGTTCGACCTGTGGTTCGCGGCGAAGAAGCGGCAGATCGCGGCGGGCCGCGTCCCGCATTCGGACGGGACGGGCTTTTCGGACGGGACGCTCTATTCGACCGACGATCTTGAGGGCGTGACGGTGACCGCCGTGCAGGGGCAGCGGAACATCACGGCCGACTTCGCGGGCTATGCCGGCGCCGACCTGAACGCGCTCCTCCAGGCCGGGCTTTATTTCGGGCTGCACGATCAGCCGTATCTGGCGACACAGGTCTTTTGGGACGGCAGTGTCGCGACGATCCGGACCAACCCGACGATGCGTCACGCCTATGCCGATCAGGAGCTGCGGCTGCGCCCGGTGATGATCGCCGGGCTGGTCGACGACAAGGGCGGCACCCTTACCCTGAAACGCGGGCGCTGGGGCGGGCCGTCGCTGGAGCTGGAGGAGAGGTTCGATGGCCCTCTTCCCTGAGACGATTGCCATGGCGCTGGGCGGCGGCAAGGTCGAATGCGCCGAGCTGGTGCATTTCGATTTCACGACGCAGCCGATGGGGCTGTGGAACGGCGGCGGCATCTTGCGGACCAACGACGCCCGCCTTTGGTCGGGGCTGGGCACGCTGGGCAGCATGAGCGGGATCGAGCAGGCGGTGAACGGCGAAGCGCCCGAATCGGCCTTCACGCTGTCGGGCATCGATGCCGACGTGCTGCGGCTGTCGCGACAGGAGTTCGAGCCCGAATGCAAAGGCCGGATCGTGCGGGTGCTGATCCAGTTCTTTGGCATCGACGATCCCGCCGATCCGGGCAATCAGCGCCCGCTGGACAACCCGTTTCCGATCCATGCGAGCCGCATCCTGGGCGCGACGTTCACCGTCGACCAGGAGAATGGCGAGCGTGCGGTCACATTGTCGGGCGAAAGCCTGTTCTCGCTTCGGTCGCGGCCCAAATATGCGATGTATACCGACCGCGACCAACAGCGCCGCTTCCCCGGCGACAAGGGCTTCGAGTTCGTCCAGGCGATCGTCAACAAGGTGCTGACATGGCCGGACTATTGATCGCGTCCGCGCCGATCGGCGCGCCTCACACGGTCGCGGCCGAGCTGCGGCGCTGGGCCGTCGAACCGTTCGACCTTGGCATAGCCAACTGCGGGCTGAGCGTGATCGGCTATGTCGCGCGGGTAACGGGCGCGCCGGTGCCGGCGTGGCTGTTCGCTTTCGGCCGCAGGGGCGCGGCGCGGCTGATCGACGACGGCGCACAATTCGAGGCTGCCGCCTCGCGTGCGCTGTCGGAAATGGGATGCCCGGAAACGGACGCGCCCGCGCATGGCGACGTGGCGCTGGTCGAACTGCCCGGTTCGGGCCTGACCGCGTGCATCCGCGCCGGGACGCTGTGGGCGGCACGCGGCGCCTGCTCGGCCGAGTTGGGTCCGGGGACCGTGCGCAAGGCATGGAGGGTCGCATGCCGCAGGCCCTGACAGCATGGCTGGTCAAGATCGGGCTGACGCAGCTCGCTGCGACGCTGATTTCGACGGCGGTCACGATCGGCGCTTCGATGTTGCTCAATTCGATCTTCGGCCCCGGTCGCCCGAAGCCAAGCGACCAGCAGCAGAATATCCGCATCGCGGTCGGATCGCGGAAGCGCCATTATGGCATCGTCTGCACGGGTGGGCAGGAAAGCTTTATCGAGAGCCGCAACGGGACGATCGTCAAGATCGTGACGCTGGGGACCGGCGAAGAAACCGAAATCCTTGAGCACAAGATCAACGATCAGGTGGTGACGGTTGTCGGCGGCACGGTGACCGACGCCAAATTCCATGGCGCGCTCCATATCTACACGCGCCTGGGCACCGACGATCAGACGGCGATCGGCGAGGTGACGGCGGTGTGCCCCGAATGGACGGCCGACCATCGCCAGCGCGGCTGCTCGCTGGCGGCGATCATCGGCGACCCGGTGAAGCAAAGCAAATTCGGCGAGGTCTATAACGGCCAAATCCCGCAATACACCCAGACGCGCAAGGCGGCGAAGCTGTACGACCCGCGCAAGGATAGCACGATGGTGATCGGATAATGGCGGGCGAGCCGATCTATGGCGACGGCGCGCACCGGATCGCCGACAAATCGACGCGCGAGTGGTCGGACAATGCGGCGCTGGTGATCGGCGACTATGCCGCGCATCCGGACGGCTATGGGCTCGGTTACGAGAATGTGAACTGGGCGCGGATCGCGCGCGAGGCGGATTGCAGCGACGAGCCGGTGGAGACGGTGACCGGCGAGACGATCGCGCGCTGGCGCCTGTGGGGCACCTATGCTCTGGCGAGCGAGGAACGCCGGCAGGTGCTGGCCGACATGCTGAAGGCGTGCGACGGGCATGTCTGGCAGGATGCCGACTGGAAGTTCAATCTGATGGTCGGGCGATACGAAGAGCCGACCGTCGTCATCACCGACGATCATATCCTGTCGATGACGGCGAAGAAGGGACCGCAGGCGCGTCACGCGGTGAACGCGGTCAAGGTCATCTATACCGAAGCGGCGATTGGATATCGCGAGCAGGAAAGCGCGACGGTCGCCGATCCCGACGCCGAGGACGATCCGAACATCGATCCGCAGCGGGTCGATGCGCTGTTCGCGCCGCATCACAACCAGGCGGCAAGGATCGGCAAGATCAACCTGCGCCAGCTTGGCGACCGCTGGCACCTGTCGGGCGCGCTCAACCTGTTCGGGCTCAACCTGATCGGCGAGCGTTTCTGCCGGGTCCGGTCGGAGATGCTGGATATCGACGCGGTGTTCAAGATCGGGCCGCTGCGGCTGGAGCTGGCGGCAGGGCGCGTGCTGCCGCAGGCGCTCGACGAAGTGCATCCCGACGATTGGTCATTCGACGCCGAGCTGGAAGAGGGCGTGCCGCCGCTGACGCCGGACATGACGCCCGACGTGCCGACCGTGCCGCCGCCGACCGACCTTGTGCTGTCGGCCGTGCCGATCGCGCTGGGCGACACCAACGGCGTCGCGATCGGCGCGAGCTGGACGATCCCGCGCGCCGACCTGGGCTTTCGCGCGCGCTATCGTCCGGTGGCGGGTGGCGAATGGGTGATGATGACGGTCGACGAGGACGCGGCGACGGCGCGCAGCGGGCCGGTCGATAGCGGCACCGAATATGAGGTGCAGGTTTGGTCCCTGACGGTCGGATATCGCGAGAGCACGGCAATCACCGACACGATCACGCCGGTTGCGGCCAATGTGTTGGGTCCGCCGACCGAACTGGCAGCGGTGGGCGGCGTCGAAGAGGCCGATATCCAGTTCCGGATGCCGGTGCAGGCGAGCCTTGCCTATGCGCGCCTCTATGGCAGCGACACGAATGATTTCGGGACGGCGGTGCAGGTCGGCCCCGATCAGGTCGCCGACCCCGGCGACATGGTGACGATCACCGAAATCGAGCTGCCGGCAGGCACGCGATATTATTGGGCGCGGGCGTTCAAGGCGGGGAGCGGCCAGTCCGCGCTCGCCGGGCCTGTGTCGGCAACGATCAGCTAGGAGCACGATCATGGGCGTCATCGCCGACAAGTTTGAAGAGGCATTTCGCGATTTTACGACGGCGGGCGTCATGTCGAGCGGGAGGTTCACGCCCGACAAAGCGCTGATCCGCGCGCTGGGGATGGTGATCGAGAGCCAGATCGTGACGAGCGGGCTTGGCTTTGGCAATGCCGATACCGAGGCAGGGTTGCCGGTCGACGGGCCTGCCGACGAGACATCGCCGCATATCGTGTTCGTCAACGATGACCCGGACGCGGAAAAGAACGGCCCGTGGGTGTGGCGGAACGACGCCTGGGAATATTACACCGAGTTCTATGCCGCGCTGGCCAATGTCGTGGCCCCGCTGGTCGCGCAGGCGCAGGCATGGGCGGAAGGCAATGATCCGGGCGGGCCGGGCACGAAAAGTGCGAAGCAATGGCACGACGCAGCGGCTGCGTTGGTCGCCGTGCTCGGCGATACATGGCCGCTGAAGCCGCCAGCATGGAGCAACGCGCTGCGCGGGCGTTACGGGATCGGCGGGGCGAGTGCGTTGTCGCTGAGCGGCAGCGCCGTCCAGAAAAGCAATATCTGGTCGCAGGACATTTACGACGCCTATGGCGAACCGAATGTGATCGAGATCAGCGGGGTCGCGGCGGCGGCGGGCGCCTATACTCCCGAAATCGATATCGTGCTGAGCGTCGCCGACCTTGCCCGGATCGGAATCATCCCCGACGACGTGGCGCCGCCGACGATTTCGCTGCGCGCGGCGATCATGTTGTCCGGGCTGGTCAATCAGAACATCACGACGGTGGTGGCCGATGGTTATGGGCAGGTTGCGTTCGCGCTGCGGTATGACGGCGCGAACGGCAGCACGGTGTCGGCCTTCTCGGCCGCCCGGCAGGACATCGTTTTCTATAACAACAATGCCGCGCTGCACGGCAGCGGCTATAACCCGCCGGGCAATCCGTTCGCCGGCAGCGTCGGTGCGATGCTGGCCGACACTGGTCGGTTCAAAGGCTATAAGCGCAGCGGGTTCAAGGTCTATGCGACGCTAAACGGCAAGGCGCTGACGCACCTGAAAATCAAGATCTTCGGCCGCGCGGTGGCGGAAGGTGCCTATACGCTGCGCCTCGCGCGGCTGGCGGTGGTGGCCGGATCGGTGATCGACGACGCCAAGAGCTATATCGACCGCGAGGACAAGGAAGCCGCGACGGTTTCGCCGAGCGAATATGGCTTTGTGACCGTGCAGAACGCCAGCAAGGTCGGGGTGTTCGGAAACAGCTTTTCTTATGGCCAGTTCAATCCCCGCGGGAAAAACTGGATCGCCAAAGCGTCGGCGTTCACAGATTATAATTTCGAGAATTTGGCGATCTCCGGCGACACGGTGATCACCCAGATCGAGCGTGTCCGGGCTGGCCGCATTTCGTTCGGCAACCGCTCGGCAAAGGATTTCGGCCTGACCTATGCGATGCTGGTCGCCGCCGAAAATGACCCGACCTATGAGCGCAACAAGGACTATGCCGACGACATTCGCGCCTTTTGCCAGACAGCGCGCAGCATCAACGGCACGCCGATCATCGCGACCGAATGGCTGAAGGAACAGTTCGGCGGCGAGTATCAGGTGCAGCTCCACGCGTTGGCGGCCGAGTTCGACGGCTATTTCCTGAACCTGACGACGACGGGGCGGCGTTTCGACAATGGACGCGACCTTGAGTTCTGGGGCAGCGGCCATCCGGGGGTCCGCACGAACCATCTGTTCGCCGATCCGGTGACCCAGTTCGTGCGGAGCCTGCCGCGCCCGCGCCAATCGCTGAAAATCTTCCGCCGCCGTCCGTCCTACGCTGTCGCCGGCCTCGACGACCTGGTCTATGACAGCCACTTCGAGCGCGCGCAGCGGTTCATGGAAATCGACAGTGGCCACAATTCGATGGTCACGGCGGCCGACAAATATATGGACGCGCTCGCCACGAGCGGCGGCGCGATCGGTTATGCCAGCAACGATAGCGAGTATTTGAAGCTGCAAGCCGGCGTGGCGGTCGCGTTCGCTGATTATGCGACGGTCGACGCGATCCTACCGGGCACCGACCAGACGCTGGACGAGGTGGCGCTGCTGCTTTCCGATCCATCGGTCACCGTCTATGTCCGCGACGTGCTGGCGGCACCCTATGAGAGCGCGCCGCCGACCGGCGTGCGCTATGAGCGCTTCACGTCGACCGGCAACCCCGCCGTCGTGCCCGGCGATACCTATACGTCGGACGATGCGGGACTGCCCGGCGCGTTCACCATCGTCGGCAAGGTCGGTGCCGAGGTGCTGATGTCGCCGATGGACCCGAACCGAGCGAAGCGCGGCGCCGGAACGCTGACCCGGACAGGCGGCAGCGGCGCGCCGTCGATCACCTACACGGCGGCGATGCCGGGGGCTCACCCCGACTATTACACGAACTTCGGCAAGCCTGAGGGGCATTGGGTTCAGGTGGTCGGCAGCAGCGCGGGCGTGTTCACAGTTACCGACCTGCGCGGGCGGATGCAGGTCGATCGCATCCAGTTCCTGATCTATAAGGTCGGCGGCTTCTCGCTCAGCGACGTGCGCGTGCGCTACAAGGGCGCGAGCGGCAAGCCTGCGGTGCCGAGGCCCTATTTCGGGCCGCGTGCCCGCGGTAAGCAGCTTCTCGCGCAGACGCTTTGCGGCACGGTCGGCCAGCTCGCCAACTGGACGGTGATCGGGGCGCTCAATGCGGGCAAGCACGTCGGCGATAATGTCGGGACGCCTGTCGGCACGACGGGCTATGTCACCGTCAACACGGTCAACAAGCTGAAGCAGGCAATCGCCATCCCGAACGACACACGGGAAGACCGCGAGATCGAAATCAGGATCACGTGCCGCCGCTGGGTGGAGAAGGTAAATAGCGGAACCTATCCGGTCGCGGCGCCGATCACTGGTGACAGCTTCGACTGGGGGCAGTTGCAGGTCGAGCTGATCGAAGGCGGCATCGCGGCGGTGCGGACGGAAGAAGTCGGGCTGCATTGGAAGGAGGTGACGTTCCGGTGCATCGTGCCGGCGTACACGGCGACGCTGGACGTGCAGATCAGCGGCACCATGGGCGATATCGACATCGCTGAAGCAACGGTGTCGTTCGTGGCGGTCGATGACTGGTCGGCTGCTGTGGCGGGGCTCAGTGCGCAGGTCACCGCGCTCGATGCGCAGGCGTTGGCGCTTGACGCCAGGGCGGATGCGATAGAGGCAGCAGCGGCGCTTCTGGACGCGCGGGTCGGGGTTCTTGAGGGTGGCGCCTAG